AGCTTATGGGTTTAGCCGCTTATCATGAAAAAAATTATGAAAATATAAATAATACTTTTTCACAAGCTGCTTACAAATTACAAAAAGATTCTTTAGATTACACTATTTCATTAATAGAAAAAATAAAAAAATTAAACGATTGTAAAAATTTTGTGTTGTCAGGAGGTTATTTTTTAAACTGCTCCAACAATTTTAAATTAGTTAAAAAATTCAATGACATAAATTTTTTTGTTGACCCAAACCCAACAGATGCAGGAACAGCTATAGGAGCATGTGTTTTTTATGATAATTACAAATAAAATAGAAGAAGCATTAAAAATAATTTTAGATCAAAAACCATTAATTATTTTTCAAGGACATAGTGAATGTGGTCCTAGAGCATTGGGAAATAGATCTATTTTATTTGATCCTAGAAATAAAGATGCAAAAAATATTGTTAATAATTTTAAAAAAAGAGAATGGTGGAGGCCTTTAGCTGGAACAATATTATTAGAGTATGTACATAATTGGTTTGATATGGCTACTTTAAAAGAATCTCCGTTTATGAGTTTTGCAGTAGACGCCAAACAACAAGCTATTGAAAAAATACCATCCATTGTTCATGTAGATAATACTTGTAGAATTCAAACTGTTACAAAAGAACAAAATTTAAATTATTATAATCTAATATCTGAGTTTTACAACAAAACAAAAGTTCCAGTGTTATTAAATACTTCTTTTAATTTAGCTGGTTTTCCAATAGTTGAAACTTATGAACAAGCCATTTTTACTATGGAACATTCAGATTTTAAATACATGTACAAACCAGAATTATAATGTTTAATTTTGAAAAACAAGATAATGCATCCTAAATGGAATGTTGTTGAATAACTCTTTATTGTTAATTATGTAGATATGGGGTATAAGAAACCCTATGCCTTTAAAAAAGATACCCATAAAAGCTGGATTTAATAAACAAGATACCTCAACTGCCGCAGAAGGTCAGTGGATTGACGGTGATTTTATTCGTTTTCGTTATGGCTACCCTGAAAAAATAGGTGGCTGGCAACAATTATCACCTGAGACATTAGCAGGTGTTGCCCGAGCCCAGCACACATGGACAGATTTAGATGGTAATAAATATGCAGCAATAGGAACTAATAAAATATTAGCTATTTATTTTGAAGGTGCTTTTTACGATATTACTCCACTTGGTACAGCTATAACTGGATGTACTTATACATCAACAACAGGATCTACTACAGTTACAATCAATAAAGCAGGTCATGGACTTGCAGTCGGTGATTATATTATATTTACAAGCGTTACAACACCAGGACCAACAACTACTGGATACACATCAGCAAGTTTTACGACAAATACTTTTGAAGTAATATCAGTTCCAACTTCATCTACATTTAGAATTACAATGGCTACAGCTGAAACAGGAACAGGTGTTACTGGAGGTGGATCTTTAATTACAACTCCTTATATATTTATTGGCCCTGTTAATGAAACCTATGGTTATGGATGGGGAACATCTACTTGGGGTACAGTTGCTTGGGGTGAAGCATCAACAGCTCCTACAGTGGTATTGTCACCAGCGAACTGGTCATTTGATAACTTTGGACAAATATTAATTGCAACTATTAAAGATGGTAAAACATTTTCATGGAATCCAGCGGCATCAGGAGCTTTAAATATTAGAGCAGCTGTAATATCAGGAGCTCCAACTAAATCTGTTTGTTCAATTGTATCAGATAGAGATAGACATTTAATATTACTTGGAACTGAAACTACGATTGGAACACCTTCAACTCAAGATCCAATGTTTATAAGATTTTCAAATCAAGAAGATTATAATACTTGGTTACCCACTGCAACAAATACCGCAGGTACATTTAGATTAGATACAGGTAATTATATTGTTGGTGCTGTACAAGGTAAGGATTATATATTTATTTTAACGGATCAAGCGGCTTATGTTATGCAATTCGTTGGACCACCATTTGTATTTTCAATTAGACAGGTTGGTACAAACTGTGGATGTATTGGTCAGCATTCAATAGTCTTTGCACAAGGTGCAATATTTTGGATGGGGTTTGGTGGAGGATTCTTTGTATACGACGGTACTGTTAAACAATTACCATCACTTGTTGAAGATTATGTATTTACAACAGGTGGAGATAATTTAGGTATAAATTACAACGCAGCAGATATTATTTATGGATCTCACAATAGTTTATTTAATGAAGTGGTTTGGTTTTATCCAACTAATAATTCATCAGCGATTAATGCATCAGTAGTTTATAACTTTGTTGAAAACACTTGGACTACAATGTCTTTAGCTAGAACAACTTATTCAGATGCTCAAACATATGATAAACCTTATGCTACTAAATGGTTATCAACAGGTGTACCCACATTTCCAACTATTAATGGTGTAACTAATACTTATGGTGCAACTACTTATTATGAACATGAAAAAGGTGTTAATGAAGTAAGTTATACTGGAGTTAAAACAGCCATTCCTGCTTACATTGAATCTGGAGACTTTGATTTAGATATAGAGGGAGATGGTCAGTTTTTAATGAAGATAAATAGATTTATACCTGACTTTAAAATACTTACAGGAAATGCTAAAGTAACATTATTATTAAGAAATTATCCATCTCAAACACAAAATAGTCAGATGCTTGGACCATATACTGTAACTTCATCTACAACTAAGATAGATACTAGAGCAAGAAATAGATTAATGAGTATTAAAGTAGAAAATGAATCTACAGATGAAAACTGGAGATATGGATTATTTAGAGTAGATATTCAACCTGATGGAAGAAGATAATGGCAAAAATTACAACATACATACCAGAACCAAGTCAAGAGTATTCACCGGATAATCAAAGACAAGTTCTACAAGCTTTAGAGACATTAAAAGATCAATTAAACTTTTCTTTTCAAGAAGATTTAAGAGAAGAGTTGGGAACTTATAATTGGTTTTTAATTGGTACTGGGGTTAGAAGAATAATTAGAACTAAAATTTCAGATGTTATTATTGTAAGCGGACAATCTATGGCTTCTAATGTGGAATCGGTAACTGTAACTATAACATGAGTGTATTTTATAAAATACAAGGGTATGATTTAACAACAAATGGTTTAACAACTGTGTTGTCTATTGATGCTTCTTCAGTTGCCATCGTTAAAGAAATAACTGTGGCTAATGATACAACGTCATCTACAGAGGTTAATTTTTATGTACGAGATAGCTCTGCATCAATTGATTATAAGTTTTATCATACTTTTATTCTAGCTAATAACACAGAATATGCGGTTAATAACACACTGGTTTTAGAAGAGGGAGATAGTTTAAAATTTCAATCGGCAACGGGAAATGCCATCTCTGGACAAATCTCTTATGCTTTGATAAATAGAACACAACAAAACGGATAAAGATATATGTTTTATTTTTGGCATACAGCAATAGTAATATTATTCTTAATATTCTCTTTTTTTATGGGCTATAAATTAGGAAAGAAAAATGTTAATAAGACAGAAGAAATTAAAAGAAAATGCCCAATGGGATTTAATTAAAATATGGATAAGAAAGAATATCATATAGATACAGAAACCGTAACTGTTATAAAGAATAAGAAGACAGGTAAGGTTTATAAAGATGAAGAAGAACTTAAAGCTGCTAACGTTGACCCGCAAGATATCAGTCGTGATGTTGTAGTTAAAGTTACTAATAAAGGATTGGAAGTCTTTAAGAAATTTATGAATGAAAAATGAAACCTAGAGGTGGTACAGAATTACAGTTTGAGTTTTTAGAAAAACATGTAAGTAAAGATTTACTAGATCAGGTACAAATTTGTACATCTGTTCCAGGTAAAGTTCCAATAGATCCAAATAAAGTAAATATACTTTGGCAAAAGAATTCATACGATCAACCAAATTTAGCGCCATGGTTCAAAGACAAATCAAATCATAATAAATATGATTGGTATGTATTTAATTCACATTGGAATTATGAAAAATTTAGAATGTATTTTGATGTACCAACTGAAAAATGTATTGTTATAAAGAATGGTGTAATGCCAATTGTTCCTAGAACTAGACATGTAAAAGGTGATCCTATTAAACTTATATTTCATCCAACTCCATGGAGAGGTTTAAATGTAATTCTAGCTGCAATGCAACTTGTTAAAAATCCTCTTATTAGTTTAGATGTTTATTCATCAACTGAAGTATATGGAGATGCGTTTAAACAAAGTAATGATGATGCATATAAGGATTTATATGAACAAGCTAAATCATTACCTAATGTAAATTACATTGGTTACAAACCACATGAATATATAAGAGAGAACTTACATAAATATCATATATTTGCTTTTCCAAGTATCTGGGAAGAAACATTTTGTATATCAGCGCTTGAAGCAATGGCAGCAGGTCTTTATTGTATCACAACTGATTATGGTGCTTTATATGAAACGGGAGCTGAGTTTATTACATATGTTCCATATGAGAAATCATTTACAAGTTTAGCGAATAAGTTTGCATTTGCAATTGAGCATGCAGCAGGGACCTTGGATCATCCATCTATTAGACAACATTTAGATATGCAAATAGATTATACAAATAGATTCTATAACTGGAATAAAATTGGTTATGCCTGGACTAAGTTTTTAGAAGGAGCAATAAATGCAAGACGCAAGTAAACCTATTTGGTTTAAAAAAGAAGAAGATAAAATAGAACAAATTAAACAAACGGATAGTTTTGATTTTAAAAATATAACGTTATTGGTTGCAACTCCGGTTCATTCTGAAGTATCTATTCATTACACAGAATCATTATTAACATTACAAGGAATGGGTCATTCATTAGGACTTGTAATAGATTTCTTATTATTAAAATCATCATTAGTTACACAGGGAAGAAATTTATGTGTATCTAATTTCTTAAATAAAAAAGAATATACACATATGCTATTTATAGATTCTGATATTTCTTTTGATCCATCTTCTGTAGTTAAATTATTAAAGTGCGATAAAGATGTTATTTCAATTCCATATCCAATGAAGACTATAAATTGGAATAAGGTACATGGTAGAATTAATGATCAAAAAAATATTAGTATAGAAGACCTGTCTAAATCTGGTTTTACATATCCAATAAAAGTAGAGGATCAACAAAGCATAACTGTTAGTAAGGGTATTATGGAAGTAACTCATGCTCCAACTGGATTTATGCTTATTAAAAAAGAAGCTATTTTAAAGATGATTGAGAAATATCCTAATCTTAAAATTAAACAACCAACGATAATTAATGGTGAAACAAAAGACACTGAAAATTTATGGAACTTCTTTGATACATGGTTTGATCAAGAAACGAATAAATACTATGGAGAAGACTTTGCATTCTGTCAAAAATGGAGAGATATTGGTGGAAAATGTTATTGTTATGTTGATGATTTTATTACTCATGTTGGAGAATATTCATTTGAAGGTAAGTTTATTGATGAATTGATAAACACAAGAAAGATTGACGAATCCAATAAAAACAAGTAAAGTCTACTGTTTTCAGGATATTTACGCCTGCCTTATTAACTATTATTAATTTATGACGATAGCGCGAACACAGATGAATAGACAATTATATCAAATGGGTGGAATGGGAATAGAGTCATTATCTCCTATGCAACCGGCAATGCAGCCAGCAATGCAATCAGCAATGTATAATCCATTAGAAGAAAACTATTATAGTGGAATGCCTATGATGATGGCAGGTGGTGGAATTGCAAATCTAGTACCACGTGAAAAATACGGTATAGGTAGTAAGCTTAAAAAATTTGTAAGAAATATTATACCAAATGAAATATCAGCGATCGCTGTAAAAGCGGCACCATTTGTTGCACCATTCAATCCATTACTTGCAGCAGGTATGGCAGGTATTGGAGGATTTGATCAAACAGGAAGAATTGGTTCCTCTTTAAAAAGCGCTGCATTAACTTATGGCGCTGGACAAATTGGAAGATATGTTGGTGGAGCAGGGTTTCAAGAAGGATTTAATCCATTTGATGCAGCAGGATTAGGATCAAGTGCTTCTAGCTTTATAGGTGTTCCTTATTCAAGTCCAATTGGAACTACAACAGGATTACAATTAGGACAATATGAATTATTTGGTGCAGCACCAAAAACACCACCTGGAATAGATAGTTTAGATCAGGTTGGTGTTAATGTTAGAGGAACAGGAGGATTTGGAGCAGATCTTAAAACTATATTTTCGCCAGATTCAAACGTTGGATTAGAAACAAGAGCTCAAGCTGCTATGAATTTAACAGGTGATGCTATTAAAGCTATGTATACAAATAAAGATGGTTCATTAGATAAGAGAATGATTATTTCTACTTTATCAGCGATACCAAGTTATTTAGATGCTAAGAAAAAAGCAGATCAAATTGGATTATCAGCTAATGAATTTAATGAACAAATTTACAATGATCAAAAATCAATCTATTTATCAATCGAACCTTCCAATGGAATCTTTTGGTATAAAACCTCCACCAGTAAAAGCTATGGCTCAAGGTGGTATGATGAATGATGATGGAGGAATATTAAGCATTAAATTAACACCTGTTCAAGGTATGGCTATGGGTGGTGAAATACCAGTAAGACAGAACCAAAGCGGTGTTTCTGAATTAGACTTAAGAGCAAAAGGTGGATATATTCCAGTTGGTATTAAAGAGAAAGCAGATGACGTTCCTGCTATGTTAATTCCTAAATTGTCTCCATCTGTTGTAAATACAAAATCTTCAACTAAAGAAGGTATTTGTTTAACAGTACCATCAAATGCAAAGAAACCACCTCCAAT